TAGGGTTAGATAGATAATTTAACAACAAAGGAGAAGTAAAATGGCAGCTTTCTCAGCAGGCAATTCTCAAACGATTACTACACAGGCGAATTATATACCTGAAATGTGGTCGGACGAGATTATTGGCGCATTTAAAGCAAACCTTGTCGTAGCTAATCTCGTAACAAAGATTATGCACAACGGCAAAAAAGGTGATACTGTACATATTCCTGTGCAGGCTCGTGGTAGCGCATCTGCTAAAGGTGTAGGAGCTAACGCAGTAACACTTATCACAGATACAGCGACCAAAAAAGATATTTCAATTGACAAGCATTTTGAATACTCTCGCTTAATTGAAGACATGGCTGAAATTCAAGCAATTGATAGTTATCGTAAGTTTTATACTGACGATGCTGGATTTGCATTAGCTAAACAAGTTGATACTCACTTACATGGGTTGTTTGAAGCCTTAAACGGTGCTACAGCAGATGGAAGCTCTTATACCGCAGGAGTCATTGGCTCTGACGGTACAACCGCTTTTAATGACGCAGCAAATACAAATACTGGTAACGGTACTGCTATTGCTGACGCTGGTCTTCGCAAAGTAATTCAAACACTAGATGACGCAGACGTTCCTTTATCAGAACGTTATCTTGTTATCGCTCCAGTAGAAAAGAAAAGCCTAATGGGTCTTTCTCGTTTTACTGAACAAGCGTTTGTTGGTGAAGGTGGACCTGCGAATACTATTCGTAATGGTCATATCGGTGATGTTTATGGTGTTCCAGTATATGTATCTACTAATGTAGTAAACTTTAATGCTGATGATGGTAGCACAGCTTACAGAGCTAATTGCTTATTTCATCGTTCAGCTTTAGGTTATGTTGAGCAAATGGGCGTTCGCTCTCAAACTCAATATATGCAAGAGTACTTATCTGACTTATTTACCGCAGATACAATCTACGGTATAGGTGAGCTTCGTAACGATGCTGGTGTGTGTATTATATCACCTGCGTAATATAACGGGGGAGTTCGCTCCCCCATTTTTATAAACTTATACTTAGTTAGGAGAAATAATATGAAATGGGAAACACCTTCATACGAAGACATCCGTTTTGGATTTGAAGTAACGATGTATATTAACAATAAATAGAGGATTTAATCATGGCGAATACATTAACCCTTAATGAAGTACGTAGGGGTCGTAAGCAATTTCAAGGCTTTTTTGCTAGTGATATGTGGACTGTAAAAGCAACTTGGGCTGACCAAGACGCAATAGATGCTAATGATACATTAACTGTTACTATGGCAGTTCCTGGCGTAGAGTTAGGAGACATGGTTGTTGGTGTTTCTTGTAGCGTAGACCTTAGTGATGGTACAGACCAAGCAGTTCTTACTGCTGCTGTTACTGCTGCTGATGTTGTAAGTTTATATATACAAGCAGATAAAGGTGAGTTTGCGGCAGACGCTCTTAATGCTGGAGTTATGAAAGTATTAGTAGCACGACCAGCTTGGTAGTAAATAAAATTTAATTACAGCCTGAAACAAGGTAACTGTAGGAGGCAATAATGCCAAAAGCAAATGAAAAAAAAGAAAGTACTGCTGTTAAAGCAGAACCCGTTTCTAAATTAGCTGAAGGTATGGCTAGAGTAAGAGATAAAGAAACAGGAGAAGAATTAGAAGTAGATGCAATTCATGCTTTAACTGTTTTAGAAAAACAAGGTAAATACAAAGTAGTACAGCATAACGCAACAATTGGAGAACTATCCGCATTTTGTGATATACATGAAATTAGGTATCCAGGAGGAGGAACAGTAGACCAATTAGTTGCTTTAGTAAAAAGAAAATAGAGGATAGTAATAAATGGCTACTAGGAAAGAATTAGTAAATGAAGTTTTAAGACGGTTAAGAGAACCAGAACTAGGTGCTGATTCTACTATAGCGTCAAGTACTTATGCAACAATGGTGGCTTCTTTCCTTAATGATGTTAAGCAAGAGTGTGAAGATGCTTGGGGTTGGGGACAACTTAGAGAAACAGTACAATTTGATACTGTATCAGGTACGTCTTTGTATTCTTTACCTTTAACAACAGTAAGAACCAAATTACTTTCTATGTGGAACACTACACAAAATTCTAGGATGAGACACGTAACTGAAGATTATTATAATAGAAGTACTCTTATAGGTACACAGTCTAATGCTGGACCGTCTTATTATAGAGATAGAGGTATAAATGCAGCAACTGAATATAAGCAAGTAGAGCTTCTTGCTGTTCCAGATGGTGTTTATACTATAAAAGCAGAAGTTGTTAATCCACAAAAAGATTTGTCAACTGATGATGAAACATTAAAATTAAGTCTTGGTAGACAAGCTATGATATATGGAACATGGGGTTTATGTATATCAGAGCGAGGTGAAGATGGTGGTCAATTAATGGATGAAGTTACACAAAAGTATGGATTTCATTTACAGACTGCTATAGAATTGGATAGGAGGTCTTATCCTAACGAAGGCGATGTTGAGGTAGTATAGTATGGCTACAAAATTATTGCCAGTACAAATACGTTCACCTGGCAGATTAGGACTAAATACACAGAGTTCTTCATTGGGTCTTGGTCCAGAATGGGCGTTGTTTTTAGATAATGCTGTATTTGATGATTTGGGAAGGATAGCAGCTAGAAAAGGAATGTTAAAAGTAACTACTACTCCTATATCTGGTAATCCAACTTTAGACCAAACTTTTGAATATATTCAAAATGCAAGTACTGAACATATAATTACTGTAGATAATACTAACGGTAATATATATTCTGGAACTACATCATTAACAGATAAAACTGGTTCTCTTAGTTTTACTAATACAAATTGGCAATTTGCTAATTTTAATAGTAAAGTAATAGGAGTTAGTCAAAACCAATTTCCTATATATTGGGATGGTAGTGGTAACTTTGAAACAGTACATAGCCAACATACTAATTGGGCAGCAAGTACCGCTTACGCAAAAGGAGCTGCTGTTAAAGCTGTAGGTTCTGCAACATTAGAAAGATATTTTGTTTGTACTACAGCAGGTACATCGGCAGGTTCTGAACCTACATTCTCTGCGACAGAGGGAGCTACTGTTACAGATAATACTGCTGTATGGACTACAGTTAAAATGCCAAAAGGAAATGCTATACTATCTGCGTTTGGTAGATTATGGGCTGTAGATTCAGATAAAACTACTATTAGATTTAGTGCTTTTAATAATGATAAGTTATGGGATACTGAAAACGGTGGTGGAGTTATAGATTTAGTTGCTAACTTTGCTTTTTCTAGAGATGAAATAGCAACTATAGCAACGTTTAATAATCAATTAATAGTATTTGGTAAAGATAATATTGTAATTTTTAATAGTGCAAATGCTCCCACATCATTATCTTTAGCTGATTCTGTAGTAGGTATGGGGTGTACTGCTAGAGATAGTGTACAAAATATAGGTTCTGATATTATATTTTTATCTGAAGATGGGTTGCGAGCGTTATCTCGTACTATTGAATTAGAGAAAATGCCAGCTCAAGATTTAAGTAAAAATATAAGAACAGAACTTTTAGATTTTATTGGAACTAAAGACGCAACAAAAATTAGGTCTTTATATTCACAAGTAGATGGGTTTTATTTATTATTAGTTGGGTCTACTATTTATATGTTTGATTTTAAAGATTTAATAGCTAGTCCTAAAACATTAGATGTTCCTTTACCTAAAATTGCTAGATGGTTAGAAATGGAACCTCAGAGTTTACATGTAGCTAAAGACGGAACAATATATTTTGCAAAAGATGGGTATATATCACATTACTCTGGATATAAAGATAGTATATTATCTGGTGGGTCTGTATCGCTAACTGCGTATAATTTTAAATACAGGTCTAACTGGTTAGATTTTGGATTTGTAGACCCACAGGCAGCAGGTTTATATAAGATGCCTAAAAAAATTAAGATGACTGTAAATGAAGGGTCAACTTATGATATAAACTTTTTTTGGGCTTTTGACTATGTAAATAGAGATTTTAGACAAAAAGCTACAGCAATATCTTCAGATTTAGTATCTACAGGGTCACAATGGGGAACTGCGGAATGGAATCTAGGAGAATGGTCTGGTGATGCAATATCAGTAGATACTGTACCAGCACAACTTTCTGGTTCAGGACAAAACATACAATATGGATTTGATATAAGTATTAATGGAGCTAACGTAGCTGTATCTCAAGTTGAATTATTAATTAAAATTGGAAGGGTGGCAAGATAATGGCTGATTATGCAAGACAAAACGATTTTAGCGCAAAAGATGCTTTAAGTACTGGAGATGCTGCTAAACTTATAAAAGGTTCAGAGGTAGATGCTGAATTTGATGCTATTGTAACTGCGGTAGCTACAAAACAAACAGTTGCTAAAGGCGCAAACATTACTTCAGGTACTACTGTAACCATTGGTACAGATGGAAATTATTTTGATGTAGAAGGAACTACACAAATTAATACAATGACAGTTGCTATTAATAGAAGTTTTACTTTACATTTTCTTGGAGCTTTAATATTACAGCACCACGCTACAAATTTAGATTTACCTAGCCAAGCTAATATAACTACAGCAGCAGGTGATGTAGCAGAGTTTTTTAGCCATACTGCTAACCAAGTTCAATGTGTTAACTACACTAGGGCTGATGGTTCAGCAGTTGCAGGTGGGGGAGCAGGTGGTCTTGAAGATGCAGGAGGTAATGTAGTGGGAATTGAAAATCATGTAACAACAGCAGGAAGTTTCACAGTAACTAATGGCAAGAACTTAGTAACAGGTGGACCATTTACAATAGCAAGTACACACGTTGTTACGGTTGGTACTGATGAAACTTGGACAATAGTATAAGAGGATAAGAAATGTCACAAATTAACGTAGATACGATAGCAACGGCTGCTGGAGTAGAACAAGCTAGATTAGTTCAGGTTCAAAGTGTAACAAAAACGTCAATTTTTACATTTACTGCTACTTCATTTACTGATGTAACAGGATTGACTCAAGCAATTACTCCTACGAACTCAGCTAATAAAATTTTAGTGTTCTTTTCAACGAACACAAGTAGTGACGGAAATAGAGTAATGACATCTTTAGTCAGAGGGTCAACACATATATATGTAGGCGATGCCTCAGGTAGTAATAGAGTGAGAGCATCAGGTTTTGGATATGATTCTTCTGATGGAAGCGCAACTTCTGAAATGGTATCAGGAGTATTTTTAGATTCTCCAAGCACCACTTCAGAGACAACTTATAAAATTCAAGTACAAGTAAATGCGGGCAATGGTGCGGTAAATGCGACACAGCTTAATAACGATAATACTTATATGCCATTATTACCAAGCACAATTACATTAATGGAGATAAGAACCTAATGAATATTATAAAAGCTATCCAAGCTATAAATCCTGATGCACAAGTAACGTGTAATGAAGAAGATTATGATCAGATTACTTGGTTAAATGGAACAGCAGTTATTTCCAAAGCTGACATAGTAGCTAAACAAGCAGAGTTAAAAGCTGATTATGATGCAAAAGAATATCAGCGAAAACGTAAGGCTGACTATCCCACTTGGCAAGAACAAATGGACATTCTATATCATTCGGGTGTAGAGGGTTTGAAAACTGAACTTAAAAAGACCAAAGACAAATATCCAAAAGGTTGAGGAATAAAATATGAGTACACTTAATGTAACTAACGCACAACTTACAACACTTAAAGATGCGAGTGGAAATAATCCGTCAACTCCCGCTGAAATTCATACTGGTAGAGCTAAAGCGTGGGTTAATTTTAATGGTACATCTTTTGGAGAACGAGACTCGTTTAATATTGCTGGTCAAACTGACCACGGCACAGGTAGGTATACTGTGACAATAGATAATGATATGTCTAATGCTAATTACTCAGTAGTCGCGGCGGGTTGCTATGATGTTACAGATACATCAAGTATGCCAATGCAAGGTCCAGCCACTAATACTATAGCTGTTGGTTCTTTTATGATTCATTGTGGTAGTAATACAACCGCATTTGATGATTGGGAAATAGTCACAGCAGCAGTGTTTGGAGATACATAATAATGACTGATAAAGATAAGAGAATAGTATATTTGGCAGAAGATGGAGTAGCCGCTGTTGTTGCGCCATCACCAAAATATTTAGCTAAAGGAAATACGATGGACGATTTACTAATAAAATCTGTTCCTGAAAATTGCAGGGACTCAGCAGATATTGTTGATGTAGATACAGTTGAAAGCGACAGGACATTTCGCAATGCTTGGGTTACTGAAAAAGGTAAAAGTACAGAGGTTGACTTAGCTAAAGCTAAAGATGTAGCAAAGGATAAAGTAAGAGAAGCAAGGACTCCTAAGTTTCAAGAACTAGATATTGCATACCAACGTGCTGATGAAGCAGGTGATGCAGACGCTAAAGAGGCAGTAGTCGTAAAAAAACAAACAGCAAGAGATGCTACAGCAGATACTAAGATAACTAATGCTGATTCTGTAGCCAACTTAAAGACAGGGATGAATGAAGTGATTACAGAGGTGGAAGGCTTATGAGTAAATTAGTAGTAGCAGAAATAGAAGATGCCGCAGGTGCGAATCCTTATAGTATTAGTCTAAGTGCAGAACAAACTGCATCAAGTGGCACAGTTACAACTGTTGATTTTACAAGTATTCCTGCAGGAACTAAACATATAACTATTATGTTAGTTGGTATTTCTACTGATGGTACTAATGACCTTATAATTCAGTTAGGAGATGCAACAGGTGGTGTTGAAACTTCTGGTTATACTGCTAGAGAATGTGCGGCAGGGGGTAGTGCAACACCAACGGCAGACACATCAGGGTTTATTTTAGACAATCAACATGCAGCGGCAGGAGCGGCAGATGCGGTTATTAATTTATACCTAGAGGATTCCACAAACCATACGTGGGTCTCTATGGGAATTTTGCAATCAACTAACACATCAATGGTATCGGTTTCTGCAGGAGCTAAGACATTATCTCACGCACTAGACAGGGTCAGAGTTACTACTGTAGCAACTGCAGATGATTTCGATGGCGGTGTTGCGGCAATACAATTTCAATAGGAAAAATAATATGGCTGATGTAATAGAATTAAACGTACAAACAGGGGAAAAGATAACACGTTCCTTTACCCAACAAGAAAAAGATAATATTGCTGCTGCTCAACCAACGACTGATGAGAAGTGGGTAACTATAAGAAGTCAACGTGATACGTTGCTACGAGATTGTGATTGGTGGGCAAGTTCAGATTTAACTATGTCTGACGCACAAACTGCTTACAGAAAAGCATTAAGAGATTTACCTGCAAGTAAATCCTCTCCAGACGATATAGTGTTTCCGAGTAAACCTTAATGACAGAAGTATCATGGTACGCTTATCTAATAATCCTCTTTCTGCCTTGCTTAATAAATACCCTCATCGGTATATATATCCAGCTTTACTTAAAGCGTATAAACAGGCAAGAAAGGAATCCACCGTGGTCGTACAAAAAAAGTCTAATTAATGCTTTAGCTATTGGTGCGCCTATGGGTGCATTA